CCACCACCACGACCACCCCAATTGAAAATGATGTCGTCCCGGTTGTTTTCCATCGACCAAAACGGTTCGTTGACAACCTCGCGCCATTTAGGCAAATTGATCTCAACCATTAAACCGTCGGGATTTCCTGGTCTTGGTCGTCATCCGATACGGGTTTATTTATCGCAAATTGTACCGTTGTGACTTTGGTGTCAACTTCTGTTTTCTCAATGTACCCGCGTTTTTTGCCTTTTGTTTTAAGGTAGAAAATTATAGATGTCTCTTTTTGCTCTTTGATGTTTTCTAATAGTTTACTCTCGGCAAAATCGAGTGCCACGTCCCCGACAGATTCAACGTCTTTTTTGAATTCCTCGTCTGTCTTTATCCAATGATAAAATTGAGTCGTCGAAATGTCTGTTTCTTTGCACGCTGTCGTAACTATCCCCAACGATTTCACGAGTGCTTTTAACACTCGCTTTTTATTGTGTACGGTTTTATTTGTCTTTGTAGGCATGTCTTTTTTTTTGGTAATATTCGAAAAACGCCATTGAAACGGCGTATAACATTCAGCAAACACGCCATTGAAACGGCGTTTGCTTCAATGTTATCATTAATTGAGAAACTTCTCTTTTATTAATAATTCTCTAGCTTCCTCGTGTGTAGTGTATTCGTTTGTTTTCAGTAAGTGAATTACAGCAGTGTAGTCATTCATATTTCCACTAGCTACCTTTCTCCATCCTTTACCTTTTATTTGTAGCATAAAGGCACATTTACCGTTCCTTTTACGTCCTGTAAACTCGTAGGCTGTTCTATGTATTAAATCGTTTTTCTTGAATGTGTGCATATTTATTAAGTTTAGTATAGTAATGATAACAAGATGTATAAAATAATAAGGCTCGACCTATCTCAATTCAATATTAAACAAGCTACTTAGTTAACATTTTCGCTTGTAAGGTTTGCTTAGTATGCCTTACTATTCATACATTAACCGTTAGCTTTCATTTTTAATAGCTTCTTTATAAAGCTCTTTGTTGTCTGTGTCTTGTAGTTCACAGTTACCGCTTTTAAGTACTGGACAGTCTACATCACAGCCGTAAGTCATTCCATATTTATAGCAGTCACTCATTACGCTTGATGCGGTAACCCCTAAGTCTTGTTCTGTAATAGCTTTTGCAAATTCTAGTTTTCCCATATTAATAAAGTTTAGTGGTTAGCAATCCAAAACGGAAAGCTAACAATTTGTATAATGTAACTCGTTCCTCGCTCCACATACAAGGAGCGTTATAAACTACAAAAATTAAAAAGGCATAGATTCATCAATCTCCTCACCTATTTGTTTTTGTTCTTGTTCCTTTTCGCTCTGCTTCTTCGTGTACTCTTTATATTCTTCCTCGCTCATACCTTCCATTTGTTGGTTCTGTTGGTACTCTGGGTTGCTGTGGTGTCCGTAAAATGCGTGGTCAGAACTATTATCGAAACCCGTCATCATTCTCCCGAAATCGCTATATTTTTCCATATCTACTTTTTTAATTTGTGCGTGTATAACAATATACATAAGCCATGCTACGCACAGGCTCATGTACTCAACGTTACCCTTAATATTAAAAAAGGGATAGTGATGTTGCAAATAATCTTTCATTCGCTACTTTGCAGTAATCTTCTTCAATTTCAAAGCAAATACAATTCCTTTCTTTTTGTCTACTTGCAATCGCAGTTCCACAACTCCCAGCAAAAGTATCCAAAACTAAATCACCTTTGTTACTGCTTTTTTCAATCAAATAGCTTATTAGGTTAATTGGTTTCTCTGTTGGGTGGTTTTCATTCTGTGTTCTTTTAGCTTTTAGTATATTAGAATCACGCCCACCTTTCAATTTTTTTGTTCCGTTACTACAGAAAAGTATCATTTCATATTTCGGTGCATAATCTCCTTCAAGGTCACCCATTCCAGTATTGTTCTTTTCCCAAATCAAAATATTTTTCACATTAAATAAAGCACCTACTTCTTGCTTAAATTTATCTATGTGATGCCACGAGCAAAAAATGTAAAGGTGTGCTTCGTCTTTACAAACACGTTTTAGTTCTTTAACCCAACCACCCAACCAATCAAGGTTCGTGTCGTTTTGGATACTTTTATGTTTTACTTTTCGGTGGTTGCTTTGAAATGCCATTCCGTAAGGTGGGTCAGTTACTACTAAGTCAACGCTATCATTTGCAATACGCTTCGTGCCTATTTGCCAATCTTCGTTATAAATCGTTTGTTCTGTCATATTAAATCTTTTTTAAAACTAAGGGTAACACTGTATAAACGGCATTAAAACGACCGTTTATACTTAACGTTATAGGTAATTACCTTGCTCTAGCTATCCCACATCTCCACCTCCATACACTTTGAAAATCATCAAAATCTATGTCTAGCAATCCACTCATAGCCCATCCTTCAATACACAAAAACCTTTCGATTTCTTGTTCAGTTGGCTCTTCATCACAACAACCTTCAGCACACATCATGTGCATATCATCGTTTATTTCCGTATTTTCTCTTAGTATGTTTTCCATAAAAGCATATAACAAGGCATAAAATCCATGCTATTTAAGTTTAGTTTTTTAATTTGTTTTCTCTTTGGTTTTCGCACGTATCTTATGCGGAGCGTTATTAGCAATACTACACCTGTGGTATATTTTTAAAGATGTGAGCAATGACATCAACAGTCCTACCATTAAACCCCTATAAAATTAATCCCTTGCGGTCCCTCTCGCTCTAATTTGTTTTCGTCGTAGTTCCACGCGTACGAATATTCGATAAAATTGAAACCGTCTAAGTGATCAACAACCGCGCGGACAAATTCTTCGAGGTTCCAACATATTTCGACTTCAAACCCCGACGCCTCCAATTGACGGTGTATAGATTTTTGTTCTATCGACACGCGCCCGCCCTCTGCTTTCAATTCAATGTATAACATTGAACCCGCAGCGAGTGACAAGTCCGGAATACCTGCGACAAGCCCCTGGGCTTTCAACCTCGCGCCGGAAATAGCGTTCCGGGGGTTGTTATAGTTGTGATACAATAAACCCCGTAATTCGGGAAAATTAGAGTTGAACCACGAAACGCACTTTGTTTGCAGTTGTGATTCGGTCATCGGTCGACCTTTTGGGGGTGTTCTTTTCTTATCCATGCTCAAAACTAGCCAACATGAGCCAAAAAAGCAAATAATATTGCATAAAAGAACATAATAAAAGAATTAGTTCTGTTCTGAACAAAAACTGTTCACTACAAAAAACAGCCCTATCTCAACCCAAATAGCGTTTTTTAGGTGTTACGAACAAAACGAACGAAATAAACATGTTTTTTTTCAAACTTTTGTTTCTGTATAATTAATAACAAACAAGAAATGGCAATGACGGATTTTATTTTTTACTAGAGAGTTTTATTCAATTTGATTTGTTCGTTTGTTCTTTTTAATAAAATATTATACTAAAACGCCCTTAACACTGTTGAAACGTGCTTTTTCATCCGAACAAATGGGCGAACAAATCAAAAAAACGAACAAATCGTTTTGTTCGGATTGTATAAAAAAAGCCACCCTTTAAAGGATGGCTAATTATTTTACCCGTTGAAATCCGGCATTTGCCACGGTACGGGGTCGCTCTCGTCCTCGCCTAACAGCCTAACGTTCCACCAACGCCCCGCGCTGTTCTTTTGAATTGCCCCTAATTCCTTTAGTGCCGCACTGATTTTTTTGGTGCCTAACTGAGTAATGCCGGATTTCGCAATTAAGGCAACTTTTACGTCCGTAGACGTCATTTTTCCGTCGTCGAACACTCTAAAGTGTTTAAACACCAATTCGTGCTCCTGGGATTGAATTTGAAAATCTTTGGTGTTGTCCTCTAGTGCTTCGATGTCCTCGCGCAGCACTCGGAAATCAAAACCGGATTTGTAAAGATTCCACGCCTCAACAATTAGCGCCGTTTTGTTAATGGCGTTAAATGCTTTTTGATCAATTGAGTATTGCCACCCGTCCCCGTCGGTCCACACTTCGTTGGGTTTCAACCTCACGGGAACAATACGTCTGTTTCCTGTGGCGTCATTTAAAAAAGTTTCCTCGTTTGTAGTTCCTGCGAACAACGCAATTCGTTTGAACTCCTGTTCCTCGCGTCCGTATGGTGGGCGGTACTTTACAAAGTTCTTAGATACCATTTCTTTGAATTTCTGCGAATCCTTTATTGTTTGCCCCCCGAACTCGTCATTTACCAATAAAAGGTTTGCGTGCATCATTGATAAGTCGTCTTTTGTCCCGTTAAACTCTGACATTGCAAAATAACGTTTCAACTCAATAGGTAACAAGTGTTCAAACCAATACGATTTCCCGTCGCCCTGCGCCCCTTGCAACACCAAAACGAGCGGTGAATAATCGTTTTCTAAAACTGTGAACATTGAAACGAACCACTTTTTTACCATGCTTTTAATGAGGTCGCGCTTTGCTATGTCACCCTCAATGCTGAGTGTGTCAACTAATCGTTGGACCTCGTTTTCTGTTTGAATGTCTTTGTTTTCGTGTAGGAACTCGCGCAACGGGTTGAACGAATCGACGTCGGTGTTGTCCATTATCGCGCGAACCTTTGATTGCGAGACATCGAAAGCCATTGCGATGTCGGCATCTATCCATATTTTATTCATGCCTCGGTCGTCAAGTACCTTTCCCCCCTCTAATTCTTTTTTATTGGTGTACTCGTTCAACCTCAATGGATATTCTGTTCGAATGAAGTTTTGCAAAATTGCCGTTTCGCTTTCGTTCTCAAACTTCAACGCTTTTTCGAGGTCCTTTTTTGAGTTTGCTATCTTTTTGAATAGTTCTCGATTTTCTTCGCTGTCCTCGATTTCGTTTGTTTTGGTGTAACGGGTGAACACTTCGTCTATCGCGTCGTCTCCGGCTTCGAAATGCCCCCGTCGTTTGTGTTGGGACACGGTGCGAATCATGTTTGTGGTTTCTTTGGAATAGATTTCAATTCCTGCGTCTAGTGCGTAGTAGTAAAGCGTTCCAATTGAGACGCCCCCGTCACCGTTTAAACAGTGGGTGAACTGTTTGTCTGCTGTTTTTTGGTTGTACTTTATGGCGTTACCGGTTATTGCGTGAAAGTAGCCTCTGCCACCCTCACCAAATTCGGTTGCAATAGCAAAACCAATTCGGAGAAAGCGTGCATAGTCGTCGTTCGTTAAGTCGACACCCCGTTGTTGCACCTCTGCAACCATAGCGTCGAAGTCTGACTTTACAACGATGATTGCCGGCTCCTTTATCTTTACTTTTTTAGGATATTTTTTGAACGTGTGACATTTATCGTTTACGATTATTGAGGGGTCGTAACTCAGAAAGCGAAAGCGCCCAGGGTTTTTGCAGCTAGCGTCAATGCTCATTCCGAACTTTTCCATGTAGTAAAGTTCTAAACCTTTGAAGCTGTCGAGGAAACGGTCGGGGTTGATTTTTACGAGAACACAAATTCCCCACTCGGACGGCGTGCGGTGTACCAACTTTGTGTGTGGATCGTTTGCAACCGCCTCGATTTCTTCGTTTGTTATCCTGTCGTCTCCTGGGCTTGTCGGCTTTCTGTCGATGTCCAAAACAATGTAACCGTTTAGAATTGTGTTTGCGTCGGTTCGTGTTTCGCCGTCGATGACGCCGCAGCCTGTAACACCTGGCAACTTCGATTTGTGTTCGTTGTACCCTTTGGGGTTGTTGTTGTTGAGTAGTTCCTGGCGTGCCAACATCACCGTTTTTTGGTGGTCCCCGTCTTTGATGCGCTCGATGTATGCTTCAAGTGTTATATCCCGGTTTTTAATGTTGGTTTTAACGTGGTCGTATAGACTCATTATTGTTTCCATGCGGTATTCTTTTAAATGACAAAAACCCCAAAATCCGCAGCGCATCCACTCGCCGTTTCATTTGAGGTTTAAATAATTTCTTTACGCGTTCGTTGTGGATGTCACGCGCTTATTGATTGCAATTTTAGTTGTTCTTTTCTTTCTATCCAAAATATATTTGTCTTTTCTGCGAACTCCTTTTGCCAAAACCCTGTTGTGATCCGCTGCGGCTTGTAGGTTTCGGGGTCAATTTCGCACATGGTTAGATAGTATTTTTCGAATAGTTGCCAAAGTCTTGTTCTTAGTTTGGTTTCGTTCGTGTCCCATTGCTCCGGCGTTATTTGGTGGCGTTCTATCGTTGTCTCGAATAGCTTTTCGATCATCAAATAAATTGCGCGGCTTGGTTTGTGGCTCCTGCGGTGCATGGCTTTTATAGCGTGCCTGCAAATCGTTTCGATTTCCTTGTCTTCGTTTGTTTTCGAATAAAGTTTTGAATCTTGACGCGCCAAAAGTTCGGGAACGTTAACCGATTTTGGAAATTCTGTTCCGCACTTTTCGCAGCTTTTCGCCGTTATCCTGTTTTCGTGTTCGCACTCGGGACACGCTTTCGTTGGCATTGCCTCGGTTTCCAACGAAAAGTTGTTCCACTCTTTTTGCCATTGCTTTGCGCGTGGTTTTTCCCATGTTCCGTGACCTCTGAAAACGCCCTCAACGCCCTCGATGTTGAACCCTAAGTCTACAAAGTTCCATGATGTTTTGATGTAGTCGTCCCCGGAATAAGAGCGACCCCCGCGCCCTGCTATCTGCAGGAACAAAGCGAGTGAACGCGTAGACCTTGCAAGAAGTACGCAACCAACAGTTTTACAATCGAACCCCGTTGTGAAAACGTCCACGTTGATCAACACGGCGTCCGGGTTGCTTTTGAACCATTGTACCACCTCCCTGCGGCTTTCGATGTTGTCCCCTTTGGAATGGTAGACGCGGGCGTTGATTCCTTTTTTTATAAAATGCTCATGTAGCAAATTGGCATGTTTTACTGACACGGCGAAAACTAGAGTTTGACGCCCGAACCCGTGTTGCATGTACTCGGTAAAAACTGACGTGATCATTTCCGGGGTGGTGAATATCCCGTTTAATGAGGGGGACGAGAAACCGGCGGCGTTGTTTGCAGCTTCTAAGTTTTGGAACGACTGGGGGTCTATTGGTGCCACGTAGGTATTTGGTTGGACCAACGACCCGAAATTGATTAGTTCGTCGATGTCTGCGCCTGCAATTAGCTTGTCGTAATACAAAGCCATTGCGCGTTTCTTTTCCATAAACACCGGTGTTGCTGTAAATCCAATTCGCCTGCGGTGTTGCAATAGCCCGTCGATGTATTCGAGTTGCCCCGTTTTCTTTGAGTATTCCCAACCCCCCGTGATTTTGAAGAACTCCCCGCGGTGGCACTCGTCAATAACTACGGTGTCAACTCCTGGGAACGTAAACCCCTTTTCTATTCGTGCCGCTAAAGTCTCAACCATAGCGACGACAAATCGAGGTTCCTTTGTTACCTCGCCATAGTTCCGTGGCTGCAATTCGAGTGTTGTTCCTGTGGCGCAAACAACGTCGGGGTCCTGTCCTAAATCTCTAAACGACTCGATTGTTTGTTGCAATAGTTCTTCCCTGTGAACCAAAACCATGAAACGAACCGTGGTTGTTTTCTTTGCCTGCTCAATTAGGTAGTGCGCAAAAGTAAAAGTTTTCCCCCCACCGGTCGCAAGCTGCACGCAACAATTTTCGGTGTCGTGCTTGTCCAACTCGCTTTCGATGTGGCTTTGGTAGTCGTATAATTTGATCATTTTTTAAACCTGTTATCCTGTTTGATCCATTCTTTAAACTTCTTGAAAATGTCGTCCGGCATGAGTGTTCCGGATTCTCGGTGACCCTGTCTCGTTATCACTCGCGCCCGTTCTTCTGCGGTAATTTCGTGGCGTAGAAAATAGATGATCCGTTTACCCTCTCCGATGACGTGGTATTGTGTCGCGTTGTTCATTTTAATAAACTTTAGTGTTTCCAACCGCTTTTTTGTGGACAATAGCCACAATTTTGATTGCTTCACGGTTTTTAATTCCTGTTAATTTGCAAATCATCGAAATCATGTGCGCCCGTTTGTTTAATGCTTCGATGTCCTCACCTGTCCACACGCACCAATCGACGTTGCGATATTCTTTGAGGTGTTCCGGTACCACTTTTCGTTTCCCTCTCGGTTTTATGTGGGCGTTCGTTTGAACACGCAACGCCCCGCAGTAAATCACTTGCATAAATCCGCTAGTTCCTCGATTGTCATTATTTCCGGCTCCATTACTCGGACCGTTAACCGTTCTCGTCGGTTGTCGTCAACTAGAGACACCATAGCTTTACCGGATGGCAAAACCTCAACAACTTTGTATGTCTGTTGTATCATTGCAACGCCGTTGATTGTTTGCCCGACTCCTATATTTCGAACCCTGTGTTGTCCCGTCATTTCGGGAGTGAATTTGATTTTCATTACTTAAATATTTTTTCTTTTATTCTCTTTTCTGCTTTCTCGTATTCTTCAAAAACAACCGCAATTGCTTTTTTTACCTCCGGAGACGTTGGGCGCTGCCCGTCTGTTATTCTCCAAAATTGGTCCGGTCTAATCCCTATGAATCCCGCCAATGCTACTTTACTGATTTTTAAAGCTGTTATCCTGGCATTAACTAGAGCGCCATATTCTCGACGCTCTAGTTTTTCCTTTTCTGTTAGCTTTTTTATTTTTCGCATACCTCAATTTTCAAGTCGTCGCCGTTACGGTCCACAAGTTCCACAAATAGTTGAATACCTCTTTGTTCTGCCCAGGCTTCCACTTCTTTTAAGTTTTTAGAGTCTAACAATGAACCGTCGAACCTTGCAATTTTCACGTCCTGCATAAGTTGGAATTGAAGTTCTAAGCCTGCAATGATTCTGCGGGCGGTGTTTATTTGGTTATCGTTAAACGGTAATCCATCTAATAACAATTTGTCGTCGTCAAGTTCCAATCCGGAAACCGGCAATGGCGTGTTCTCCAACTCTCGTTTTTTGGCTTCTGTTATCTCGTCCATTTCGTTTTGGATTTCGTCAACCTCGGTTGCTACGGTCCCGGCTTTGTCCCTAAGTTCTCCAACTTTGGTGTTTTCTTGGATGCTTGCGTTGTGTTCCGCCGCCTCGTTTAGTTCCTTTTGAATTGACGACACCGGAGTTTGTTGGTGGTCTTTTAGCCACGTTTCACCCTTTGAAATTTCGTTGTCGAGGTCAAACACTCGTTCGTTTAAAACTCTTATTTGCTCGGCTATCGATGCCCGTTCCGCCATTTTGTTTTCCACTCCCGAGTTTATGCGGTCAATATTGGCATTGTTCTTCATTGCGGCGTTTAGTCTCTCGGTAACTTCTGAAACATCAACCGGTTTGATCTCGGTATCAAAAAAGCGCCCTGCTATCTCGCCCTCTAGCTCTTTTAACTCTCGACTTTTGAATCGTCTTTCGTCGTATAGTTCTTTGAATCTCGCGTCTACGTCGGACCAATCAATCCCCGTGATTTCTTTAATGAAATCAATCTGTTTTGATACCGGTTTATTTATGAAAGTGTCAATATTGAAGTCTGTAACACCGAATAACTCTTTGAACAACGTTGCTGGCTTTGTTTGCGCGTTTCCGTTGGCGTCGAAAATGTTCATTTTTGGTTTTTGGCTCCTTGCTGAGAACTTGAACTCAACTATGTAGTCTCCAATATTTATTTTTACGTTGCCACTTTTCGCCCCGTCTCTCAATGGCTGTTCCGGCATCGCTCCAAAACACGCGTCTATAAAAGACGTTTTACCCATCCCGTTTGGTGCTACCAAAAATACGTTGTTTCCGTTTAATTGCTTTGCAACGTTTTTAATCGACTTGAAATTCTGAATTTCTACGCTTTGAATTTGCATTATTTTTTTATTTTAAAATTTGACCATGAGCTCAATTCGTCGTTCGCATAAACAATTCTAATTGTAAAAAACGACCTACCAACGGCGCCGAACCCGTTTTGGCTATCCACATAAGAATTGATTTCGAACGTGTTTTCGTCAATCTTTGTAATATGTTTGACGTATTCGTAAGCCCCTGGGAACTCTGCGGTTGACGGTGAACGAAGTTTGTTTTTTACAATCTCCTTTGCTTGTACGTAGCATTCGATTTTCTTTGTTGACTCGCTTTTGGGTGACTTGTTGCCGTCGTTACCCATGCAATTGTACATGATTAATCCCGTGAGTAATACCGAAATTGCGAAAACCTCCCAATTTGGTTTTTTGTGTTGTGGTTCTGTTCTTGTTTCCATCTTAATTTGTATCTGATTTCCTCGCCCCGTTGCGATTCCATACCCAAAAGTATAAAAAGCAAATTACTTTGCAAAGTATGCGAGGACTTTTTTTTGCTTATAAACAAAAAACGCTCCCAGGAACCCCCAAAAGCGTTTTTATTTTTCATAAAGTATCTAACATAGTCAAAGGCTTCTCAATTCCTCCGGCTGAAACGTGACCACTCGGTCACTAGAGATTAAGGGAACAACCACGATCCTTAATCTCTTGCTCCGTGGTAGGCTCTGACACCACCCACGGATTGCATGTTTACACGATTTGTTTTGAATGGGCAGCGTTCGAAACATGCAAAGCGCGAACCCGTTAATGTCTTTACCCTATTTTTAAGTGCTTTCCTGTTACCTGGACCCACACGTATTCGGGTTTGTTTTTTACCGTGTCAATGTAGAATTGAATTAGTGGTAAATTCTCTTTTTTGAATAGTATTTTTATTCCCCTTTTTTGTTTCTGCAACCAATCAAACATGATCCAAAACTTTTCGTGGTTCCATTCGCCGTTGTAATTACGCCGGAACCAATCCAATGATTCCGGCGAATAATAAACTTTAGAATGGCAATTCATCGTTCGCCACGTCACCCTCTCCAAAAGCCTGTTCAACCGCTTTAATTGCCTCCGGCTTTGGCTCCGGCTCAGTTGGTGCAACCGCCTTAACTTTTGGTAAAATCTCGTTCAACATCATGTTTTTGATAAACTCCAAAGCGTCGGTTTTATCCTTCACCTTTTTACCGTTGACCGTGACTGTTTTCCATTTCGGCATCCCTCCCGGGTTGTCCTTAGTGAAAAACGGCGATACCTTAACCGCTCCGCCCTCATAAAGCGCAACCCCTAAACGTGCGTATTCCATTTTGTTACCCTCTCGGTCCGTATCTAGTGCGTACGCCATGACGCGCATATCTTGTGCAAAATCCGTTATGCTTGGCATTTTTAAAACTATTGAATTTGCAATATCTGAATCCGCGTTGAACTGTAAGTTGATAAACTCCGGCGCTGCTCCTGGTTCTGTTACGTCAAATCTTAACGACCATTCGTCCCCGTAGTTTCCCGAGTCGTCGAACCTTATGTCCACGAGTTGCCCCTCAAACTCTTTTATCTTACGTTCCCAAACGATTTTTCCCTCGTTAGGTCCTTTTGTTAGCGTTCGGATTGTTATGTCCTTAGTTCGTTCGTGATCCTTTGCCGCGTGTTCCTCGCTTGTCATAGCTGACCCAATTCGTTGAACGAATTTTCCGTCCGGTGAGACTCTAACGTATTTCGTATTCGAAACCCCCGTGTCGATTGTAATTCCTCTTGCCATTTTAATTTGTGTTTAATTGTGAATTTTTATACTACGTCGACCCAAAAGTCTGAAACGTTTAAAACTGTTTTAATTTCGATGTTATGCCATTCTTTGTTTATTCCCTCTAAAGTTAGCGCACCGCGCAGGAACTCGGAGACATAAATTGTTTCGATCTCTTGTCCTGGTTTGTTTTTTTCGAATTGCGTTGTGTAATATCCCAACACGTATTCCGCTTTAAATTGCTGCATGGTTATTTTGTTTTTTGCTTGTCCCTTTGGATTGTTCTCTCTGATACGATGCGCACGCGCTCCAATATTTTCATGGACTCGGCGTCTCTGATTCCGATTTCATCCCGTAATGTAACAGCGAAAGCGTTTACGCATTTATTCACTAAGGATTGAACGTCGGTGTGCCCTAACCATTGCAACGGCATTAACTCGCTTTCCACCGTTGCCGTTACCGCTTTTATTATTTTCGGCTCGAACTCTTTTAGCTGCTCGGCTGTTTTTACCGATGTAGCAATTTGAAATAATTCTTTTTTATCCATTTTATTTGATTGGTTTAAGTGGTTTGTTACCCATTGCAAGCATTCTTTCCTCTAAGCTAAAGCCCGCTTTTATAAACCGGCGTAATAATCCCCCCGGTTTCTCGCTTTGCTTTTGTAGTTCTTTGAAATATTCTTTTGCGTCCATTACGTCAACGGTTTTGTTCTTGTCGCTACTTTTTTCGCCCATTGATCAATCGCGTTCGTTTCGTCCAACACCCATTCGTTTTTTATCTCTCGACATGTTTCAATGTCGATTCCCGTATCAAGTGAAAGTTCCTTCAAGAAATTCTCTTGGCAAATCACTTCTATTTTTGGTAATTCCAAAAACCATTTCGCCAACCATAAACGGTTCGGTCTGTTGGTTTTGTTTATTACGTCCGCCAAAACCGGCGCGGCGTCGTGGATGAGTTGTTTTATTTCCATGTCTCAAAGCTATGCAAAAATATTTGTTATGCAAAACATGATTGCAATTATTTTTGTTTACGCACTTTTTTTTGTTAATTGCTTTCATGGAAATAAAAGAAAACGAATTACTGATACCCGCGCACTTCGCGAAAATAATTGGTGTTAACCCGTCAAGCGTTACACGTAAACGGGACAAATTGAAAACAGAAACAAAGTTCGGGAAATGGCATGTTGTTTATTGCCTCGAGAATATCGAACTATTTAGAACCTCTAAAGGCTGCGGGAATTGCGACATTTGCGTTTGCGGATCCAAATGATTTTTGCAATTCTTGTTTGGCTGTTTTTCGGGGACGGGAAACACCAACCGTTTAAAACTAAATTTGCGGGGGTTTCTGTTATGGTGTTATTTGAAATAGTCCAAATTGGGTTGTGGTGGTTACTTATAAATTAACCGCCACCCCAATAAAACGCCTGCGCCTACTACTACGATCCAATTCCAACCGCCCAAACCTTTCTCCCAAAAGTTTAAAAACTTGAATTGCTCCGTGACTACTCGCGTCTCAATTGGTTTTATAATCTCCTTGCATTGTATATCGTGATGGATTTCCATTCGTGTTGTGTCGTAGAAGTAGCGCGCAACAACTCGGTCGTTGTTGATTATTACCGTAGTGTCGTGGTATTTTATAGATGTTACAGTGTCAACCGTTACGTTTTCAATTACAATTGTGTCATGTACAATCACCGTGTCCATAAAAAAACGGTGTGGCGCCAATTCTTTTGCCCTCTCAATTTTGCGTTGTGCGCGACGTTCTCGCCTTTGTTTACGTGTTGCGCACCCCGTCAATAAAAGAGTTGCCACGCATAAAATAAATAGGTATCTCATGATGTTTTTTTGTATGCTTTTACTCCTACCGCTGAAAGTGCCGCCATTGTGATACCTCCGGCGGGAATATACGCCTCTGGGCGATCTAAGTACAACGCAACAAAGAAACAAATAAAACCCCCGACTATACCTAATATGATACCTAAATTGGGTACTGAATGCCCCCCGTCGTTCTCGTTTAAGAATCCGGGGTTCTGCCTTTTACCGTCGTTTTCCACCACTTAAAAATTTCATTGTAACACTTAAAACAAATAAAAATCGCCCCAATAACGGTTGCAATGTCCGCCGCTACCGGCTCAATATCTCGTAACAAATGAGGTACTGAGATAGTCGACAAAGTTAGAACCGTGGCTCTTGCTACCCCCATAAAAGCGTTTTTAAAATTTTGGTCTATCATTTGTTAAGTTAGTTAATTAACTACTTTAACAAAAATCAATACCTAAAAGTTTTATTTTTTCGATAAATGCCTAATGTATTTCCCAGTGTGGACGGTCAACAAAGTTTTTCCAATCCCCGCCCCACTTTAAAGCGCAATGTTTGAATCCCATTTCCGCCCAAATCTGTTTACCTAGCTTTCCAATCTCGTCAAGTTTTTCGGCGTCGTACATTTCCGCAACTGTTTTCGAATAGATCACAATGTCAATAGCGTTTCCGCTTTGGTGGTTGCTCTTTTTAGTGGTCCCGTCGCACTTAGAGTTTCCCGCCTCGAAAATCTCTCTTTGCTGTTCGGGTGTTCTGCGCCCTCCCATCCACGGGATTGTAAGGTCGTACGGAGACGCTTTTAAAAGTCGCTCCGCAAATATAACCAAAAGAGGGTTTACTCCCTCCATTCGTTTCAGACTAGTTTTCCCCCAATTGTTATGCTGCATTATTATCTGTTTTTGCTTGTGTCATTAATTCCTCAAACTTTGCGCTCGGTAAAAACCCCGTAACCGTGAACATTGATCTTGCGCTTGCTTCTGTTAATGTCGTTACAGAATACCATACTTTCGCCGGGTCGTTTTCGTCGGGTGTCATTTTCAAATGTAAAAAATGAGAGTCTTTGATCTCTGAAATGCTATCAAATTCTTTTGCAACTTCGTTGTAAATAAAATAATATCTTTTCTCCATAATTAAAATGCGTTTTGACCGCCGTCCGTTATAATTAAACCTTGCGCAACTAAACTATCATGAGCCGCCGCTCCTGCACTACTGTATTGGATCGTTCCGAAGTTGGTTGTTAATACTGTTAGTTTAGTGAAATCTAAGCCTCCGTTTGCTGCTCCACTCGCCCATTTTATTAATAAGTTATCGTAGTATTGGTAGTCATAGTTTGCGGGGGATTTGCCAGCCATGAAGTTGGATACAGTTTTAGCGGTTGAGTAATCCCAACTTGAAACATCTTGATTGAAAGATGTAGCGTTTTGAAACGTGTTACTAAAACCCTCTACTTTGCTTGTATCTAAATGATTTAAAGACTGATTAAATAATGAATTAGAAGAAAAAACACCCTCAAAAAATACGGCGTTAGAAGTATCTATCCATGAAGAATCAACATTGTAATTTGAGCTGTTAAAACAGTTTGTAAACCTTACACAATTTGAAGTATCTAAAAAACTAAGGTCTTGATTTCTTAACTCTTTATTACTTAGAAATGCACTAGATAAATTTATGACGGGTACATTAGAGAAGTTTGTGAAATCGTGGTTAAGGTTATCGCAGAACCTAAATACATTCCCCCAACTAACACTAGAAGTATTGTTATAATTGTTTGGTGCTGTTAATAAATTACGACACCAATTAAGCTCTCCTGTACCGGAACCTAAAACTAGTCCTCCCCAATTTGTAATGGATGTTATTTTTCTTGAGTTAGGGTTTGTGTCTGAAAAAGGAAAAACGAAATCATCTACAACCCCAAACATCTTTACAGTTTTCACACCTGTTGTGCTGTAAAAGTGTTGTTTGCCTGTCGTAGTTGTTACATTGTCTCCCCAATCAACTTCATAATCCTTTGTAACAGGTAGTGTTAATGGTTCTGCTATGTCGTCGATTTGGTATGTTGCAATGAAAGGTCCTGTTTTAGAATAGACCAAAACATCCCCCAAATGAGCCATACTCAGGGAATTATTCCCTAAGTATGCCTTTTTTTTATTTCCTCCTATATTAAGCATCCGGCGTCAAGTATAAAGTTGTTGCGTTTAAAGTGCCTGCGGTCTTTGCGCTGTCGTAATCTGTTTGGGATATTTCAACAATATTTCCGATAACAGTTGCGCCCGTTGGCTCTCCTGCCGTTGTGCTTCCGATTTTGTCGGTGTTTAACTTCCTGTTAATATCGTACTGCGTCGCTTCATTTGGAAACGTTGCCGCGTCGGTGTTAATCACCGTGTTTGTTGTCGATGGTATTGGAATGTCCAAATGTGCAACATGCCCCGACCCGTAACTAATTGAAATATCAATCGCTCCCCCCGCTGCTCCGGATTTCTCCGCGGCTACATGGTAGCGAATACGATTAGAAGTTGATAGTGTTAAATTCCCTGTAAGTTCTGCCGTTATCGCAAATTGTGTTTCGTCTGATTGTCTTAGATCAATTAAACCGCTTTCAGCGATTGCGACAACCTCAACCCCCAAATCTCCAACCGGTGCGCCTGTTATCCCGCTCGATACCGGGGTCCCGTTTGCATCTGTTAAATATATTTCAACATAGAACTTTTGCTCTGCGGACGCCGCACTTACTTTTCCGTTTAGAATACCCGAATAGCTACCCGCGTAAATTGTTGTTTCTATTGGGTAAGGCTCCGAAATTAAATCCTGTGCAAAAAACTCTTTTTCGTTGTCGTTTACCGTTACGGTTTGCGTGGCTGTTTCTGCTACTCCTTTGCCGTCTCTATTTGACTTAAAGAAAGTTCCGGCACTCAATGTCTCCGTGTCCGCTGTGAAGTAAGTTCTTGACAATAGACCCGCTGTTGTTGTTGGGAACGCTGAAACCACCGGGTTTTGTGGGTCGCTGTTGTTTACCGCGACGTTTGAACCCCCAACAATTGTTTGGACCACCCCCTCGTTTGGTGTCGATAAATTAATCGTTTGTGTTCCGTATCTATAAAATAAACCGTCCGACGTCGCCCATACATCCCCCGGTTGTGGGTTTGTTGGTGCCGCTCCGTAATTTACACGAATAGCCGCGTGATTACTAGACGACTCACCCGTTTCGATGTTTGGTTCTGTTGAACTGTTTGACCCGACAACTTTTAAACAATGTTGAAATCTTACAGAAGGGTACCCCGTTGTTTTTGGGTTTCCCAATGTAGCAAACAAACTGTTTCCAACAATCAAGTACAAATCATTTGTAATGCTGTTATTTAAAGTGGTAAAACCTGTTGGTTCGCCTCCTATACTTAAATCTATACCACTAAAAGCCGAGCCACCAACCCCAAAACTTTGAGCCCCTCCGGACTCAACCATTTCGATGTCTACCTCTTTAAATTTGTTCCCCGGTTTCCATGCAACCAATTTATTTTCGGTTCCGCTCCCTAAGTCAATATTTGTGGACGTGTCGCCCTGTACGCTTTCTATACCTGCGCCTTGCGTTGAAACGTGGTCGAACTTCGCGCCGTCGTGGATTAAAAAATCCCCCGAACCTAACGAAATCGAACCGGAGCCGAAATCCTGCGTTCCTGGTGTACTTACAACGTAATATTGCCTAATTGCTCCGCCTGCGTCTGTTATCGCTGGTGTGTTTGTCGATGCGTCGTATGTTCCTTTATAGTCTAGCGCCCCGGCTAATGATGACGGTAAATTCGCAAACGCTACAACCCCCGAACTATCCAATGGCGCGATTCCGAAAGGCAACCCCTTTTCTACTGCGTTTAAAGGTGTGAATCCCAAAGCCGCTTGTTTAGCTTTAAATTCCGCCCAATCTGTTGCGCTCAACGCTCCGCTTTGCCCTGCCGCAGCAACCGCAATTCCTACCGTTTGCGGGTTGGTTCCTAAAACCTCCAAACCGTTTGTTTTGGACGGGTCCACGCTTAACGAATAAGATGTGGCGCCCGAACCTACCTCGACCCACTTTGAGGGATTAAACGCCCCCGTTGTTGCTTCGGTGCATCTCCAAAGTATTTCGCCCCCGCCGTTGTCATACGTTACCGCCTCGCCTACTTCGTAGCTTCTCGACGGGTCGTAATTTCTTAAACCAATTAGATGTTTATCACTTACTTTATTGAAAGAAGAGACGGCAACATCTTTGTTTTGTTCCCTCACGTCTGCCGCTGAGATTTCGCCGTTTGAGTTGTCCGGCTGTCTCGAATTAGCGTTGTTGATTAGTTCCTGCGTTGTTAACATAATTAATTAAATGAATTATCGAAACCACTATCAAATGCGCCGCCTGTTGTTGCGTCGCTTTCATCCGTGGCAATAGTTACGTTTTTGATTACTACAAAGTCCACCACGGCGTTTTGTTGTGGTGTATAAGTTAATTCTGTACCCGAGCTTATATCCTGGTTAAAATCAATATGTGGGTTGTCTTTTACTAAGTCAACCGCCCCCGAAATGTCGCCGTAAGTCATTAAAGCAATATCGAATATATTTTGTCCGTTTGATGTCTTAAATATTGCCATTGTTTCGTTTTCCTGTTACAAATACGCCGCCGTCTTTATCGAATTTTATACCGTCCACTCTGTAACCGTCCGCAATCAATTGAATTTTGATTTCTCGAGATACCCTTTGAATTGATCCGCTTTGACTTTGTTTTCTTTTGATCCCAACACCCACCGTTGGAAATTCTTTCCAATGTCCGATGTATGAATCAATAATATCATCAACATGGCGCGTGTCGGACTCTGAAATCTCAAAGTCTCCCCCCGAGTCAATAAATAAATCCCCGTTATCATCCAACCTTATGTCGTGCGCCTTTGCCATTGTTACAATATACGGTTTTACCCGTGTTTAACGTTTTGATTTTCGATATTTTCCCAATCTTCTACGGGTAACGCTTTAACCTTTACCAATAAGGGTGTTAAACTTGTTTTAAAAGCGCCCGCGGACGAATCCGGAGAACTTTCATTCAACGCGTCCACGATCCCGTCAATTCTCGCTGTCATTCGGTCCAATTGCGTTCGCATTTCGTCCGCTATCAAAACGCCCCCCAACTGATCCCCGCGCACCGCTACCGTTTCCACCTCTGAGAACATCGAAACAACAGCACGAGTTTTTGAGGTAAAAGAAACCACTACAACCGAACCCACAACCGGGACTAACAAAAAACCATTTTCGGTTTCTCCTGCGGTTAACTTCACACCGTTGATTGGTGCGTCTCCGTTTAGGGGCTTTACAACACACGTTGCCCCCTCCACACTTTCAATTGTTCCAATTTGTGCGTATTGCTCCGTATTTGTTTTCGAAGCCTGTTGTATTAAATCAATTAAATTCATGCAACCCGCTGTTTTATTGAAATTATTTGCCTTATTCCACCCATACCGCATTTAGTAACAACTTTATCCACAATATAAGAACCATTTTGTTCGGGAATTTTCGGGTTTGTCAAGTCTACAATATCCCCGTGTTCGACCCACTGATGACCGAAAGTTAAAAAAGAGCCGTCGAAGCCGTCATACTTGTATTCCTCAACGTGTGACTCTGCTATCTTTAGCAACTCGTTTTCGTCCGAAATGCCGTTGAAATGCAACGTTCGTGTGGACCCGTCCGCGTCTCCTGCCTCTGCTTCAATTTTTGAATTGTCATCTTGTATTGAGATGGCTTTTACTTTTATTTTCCGATCAAATGCGTTTATGTATTCCATTGATTCGCCGTCGATTATGTCGTCGTACATTGTAAAACCGTGGCGTGTTTGTAATTCCGGAACGTACGACAAACCAATGTAAAGTTTACCGCCTCGAAACCATGAAAAAATCTTATGCTTTTTCCTTAGTTCGTCCAAGATCTGAGCCGTTGACGCGTCCGAAACCCTAAAGTCCCCCAACGTTTGTTTTTTTGTTACCTTATAATCGACCCCCGCAGGGATTATTTTTTTCAATAGTTGGTCCAATGTTGGGTTTTCGAGTGTGAAAGTATGTGAATTTTGCTTCAATTTCCACATTTCGTCGTCTAACCTAATATCCAAAGGGAACTTGTTTGTGACCCCCGAAATAACACCGTTGAACCTCTCAACAATTTTGTGGTCGTAACCAATAGAAATTCGCACCGAGTCCCCGCGTTTGAAAACGGCGTTTTCTCCCTTTGTTACGTCGGAAATGGTCGCCCCCGAATCATCAACGAAATTAATGTTCCTCGGAATTGTTATTTTCCCTATGTCACTTAGTTGGTTATAACTCGATTCGATTTCTATATCGTTTGTAAACCCGAAAGTAACCGTTTCAAATTCCGTTTTGCTCGTTACCTGGTACATTTTAGCGCGTTTTTATTTGTAACTCGATTGGGTCATTTGATAAACAACGAATTTGAAATGGCTGAGTGTTTTGCACCCCCTCCGGTTGTGGGAATGAATACGACATAACAACAACACTATTGATTCCAAAAATATCGTTTAAAAACCTTGACGCAATACCAATTGTCGTTTGTGCTTTCAATATGTCCATTAACGTTGAAACATCCGTTTCCGGGTAGGTGTTCGCGTCGGGGTGAACAATCAAACCGTTTATGTTTATGGCAAAATCCCCGTCCGAAATGTACTCCTTTATAGTTCCGTTTCGTCCTTGTATTTCTGTTGTTACTATGTTTTTAGCTTGCGCCACGTCAAAAAGTACGGTGTCGATCCTTAGACCCTCGCCACTTTCGCCCCCTCCATATTGTATTTCCTCGCCTTGTAAATTCTTATAATTACCGCCTATAAAATCCAAATTCGAGAAAACCGGTGTACCTAAATAAGACGTAACCGTAAGCCCGCTTTCGTTGACGTCGGCATCCGTCGCCGTGTCCGTTCCGTCGGCTCTGCCTCCATAGATTGAAGTTCTCAACCTCTGCAACCCGAATTGGGTTAAAATCTTTGTGGGCTGTATTCGAGTAACGTTCGTTAACTCGGTTTGTAAGGGGAATTTATTTTCGTCCATTTTTCAAAATTAATCTTTCGTAAAGTTGGTCTTTTTGTTCGTTCAATTCCGTTAATCTATCGAGCATCAACCGTTCGTCTCGTTCTGTTCTTTGGCTTAGTTCTTCGTGCAAAGTTTTATACTCCAACACCATGAAGTAAGAAACAGCGCAAAGGACCACAACCAAAAATGATTGTTCGAATATTTTTGCAAATATTTCTGTTTTCATCTTCTTATCATATTGTAAATCGCATTGCTAAAAGTTTCGTTCACTTTCTTGATTTTCAAATCAAAAAACGGGTTGGCTTTCCTGTACTCACTCACTCCAATATAAAATAAAGTTGATAGTAAAATAACTAGCACTATTTTTTCCACGCTTTTTTGAACCAATCTTTTATCCATTATTCCGCAATTAAATTAACATCGTTAACAGCCGACACCAAAGCACGCGAAACGGCATCCTTTACTTGTCTTTGCATTTTCTCCAAATTCTCCGCTTGTACGCTAAAGTTCTCTATTAGTGAACCGATCTCGACATTTATCGAGGTGGGTCGCCCCGAACTTGCGCCCGA